TGCGCCTCCTTCATGAGGCCCGCGAGATAATTGACGACATTCCGCTCATCATTAGAAAGCGTGATACCTGTCGCGGATTCCGGTGTGGGAAGGAATCCAATCGGCATCAAGTAAAGACTGTATGAAGAGAGATCCAGGTCCAGCCAGAGCTTGCCAAGCTCGATGAAGTTCCGAAGTGATGCCGTGCCAATCTCCAGAACCTGCTTTGCAAGCGCCGGGCCGACGTTGATGTAATGCACGGCGTTATCGCGGATTTCGGTCAGAGCTTCGAGATTCTTCCGTACCGGCGCAGGGACAGATGTTCCCTTTTTTTCCAGTTCCACGATGCAGTTCTCAATACCAATTGTCATTATGTTCTGGGATCGGTTTCGCTTTAGCTGCTGCTTGTGAGAAGGCTTCCCCGATTTTGTCTTCGGAAAGTAGTAAACGTAGAGGCATCGGGGATCGTTGCCATTGATGCTGAGCAATTTCGCCTTAAGCAGGAGCTCCCAGGCAGTCATGGCAAGAATTGCGAATGCTTCCTCGCGATAGGCGAATGAGGGCTTGTTGTAAATCTCAATGGAGGAAATGAGGGCAGCCTCGGCATTTTGTAGAAGGCGCGTCGAGCGACTAAGACGTGACATGCTACTCGCAAACCTCCCTTGCCAGCTCATCGTGTCTGAGCGATGAGGTAATGGGAAGTCGGCGGGTGCCCAGAATTTGGCTATCGGCGGCGACCTCCAGCTTCCGCCACGGCCTACATCTCAAGCGTAAAAGTGTGCCCCTATCCATGCCGCAAAGATAGCCGATAGAAGGACTTGGCACAACGAATTCAGAGAAGCCATAGTAATTGTGATCGAGCGAGTCCTCGACTATTCGCCTTATATTCGCCTAAAATAGCTGTCGTGTTCCCGGGACCCACATCCCGCAAGACCTTTGTGGTCACCTGCAAACGGTGTCGCCGTGATGTTCCAACGGGCGTGACGGAGTTCCCTTTCCGGTCGGTCGTAGTCGAGTGCCCCCTATGTGGCGAAAAGCGACGATACCGACCGACTGAGGTCTTTCTCGGAAAACCAGATCAAGTGGTGGCGCACCAGGCGCGAATGGGGTCACGTTGATGTTCAACCCGGACGCACACTTGCCGCGAATCAATCGGGGAATGATTTACCTGGGTGCTTGCCTGATCGCCGGAATCCGGCTCGCCCGCAACTCCCAGGTCAACGTCCGCGTGATCCCTACGGGCAAAGCAATAGAGGAAGCGGTCGATCTGGCCGACGAGATTTACAACAAAGTCTTTCGCAAGGTGCCGGAATGCTTGAAAGACACATGAGACTCTCAAACGGAACCGACTCTTCGCTGTTTCCTCTTTCGGTACTCCCCGTCGCAAGAACGAACGCGAGACGCGGGCGTAGGCGTATGCTGTTGTGCCACCATCAAATGTGATTGCAGTCTCGAAATGATTGAAGATGCAAGGTTTCGACCACCTTTTCAACAACGACCCGTTGTAAATTGGAGTAGCGCAATGGCCGCTCATCTGTCTCAACTCAAGCCGGTCTCCCAAGCGAGTCAAGACCTCCTGCGCTCAGTGGGCGGACGTAGATTCTCCACAATCCTCGCTGACCCGCCCTGGCAGTTTCAGAATCGAACCGGCAAAGTGGCCCCAGAACACAAGCGCCTCTCGCGTTATGGAACGATGACCCTTGAAGAGATCATGGACCTTCCGGTCTCTTCCATCGCGACCGAAACGGCTCACCTCTATCTGTGGATTCCCAATGCCCTGCTCCCGGAAGGACTCGCGGTCATGCAGGCATGGGGATTCAAGTACAAGAGCAACCTGGTTTGGCACAAGGTCAGAAAAGACGGCGGCTCCGATGGACGCGGTGTGGGCTTCTACTTCCGCAATGTGACCGAGCTAATTCTTTTCGGAGTGCGTGGCAAGAACGCCCGCACTCTTCCACCTGGACGGTCCCAGGTGAACTACCTCTCTAGCCGCAAACGCGAGCATTCACGCAAACCCGACGAACAGTACGCAATTATCGAGTCCTGCAGTCCGGATCCATATATTGAACTGTTCGCTCGCGGAGATCGAAAGGACTGGTTCGGATGGGGGAACCAGGCGGACGACTCGTATGAGCCTACCTGGAAGACCTACTCCAACCATTCGCAAAATGGAAGGATTCTCCCGTTCGGCGACTAAACCTCTCCGTCTTCCATCTCAACCGCGTCAACCGTCGGGTCCACATCGAATCGCACGATTGATGTGGGAAGCCCAATCAGAAGCAGGGGACAGGGATTTCCCACGCCACGATTGATTCGTGACATGAGCTTGTTCCAGTGAGTCGTCGCCTCTCCATACTTATCGCCAACGAACTTGTCTGCCCAGGCATTGGCAAACGCGATGGGGTTTTTGGCTCGACCTGTCCGAGTCGTGATGGCGCGTTGCTGCTTTGGAGTAATGCCAATCTGAAGGCGCTCAAGGTCTGCGAATGAGTGGATCTGCTGTTCGGTCGCATACCGGAAGACGAAATCCCACATCCCTTGATGGAGTGCGGGCCCACGAGTGATGATGACCCCGACGCTGATTGCGCCCTCCGCGTGAAGCCGTTTGAAATTCTCCAGGTCGCGGTCAAAGAACGGGTCTTTGTTGTTCCACTCAATCTCTAGCGCGATGAGCTTGTTACCGGCGAAGTCTCCGGGAAAGGCTTTTACGTGGTCAATCTCGTGCGTCGTGGACTCGCGTTCCAGGTGGACTGGATCGGTATGCGCATCCACTTCTGAGAATCGAATGCTCTTCTTGATTTCGAAATTAGTCTTCCGCCATCCCTGCGCGGCCAGCGCCCTGCGAAGCCGCTGAGTCCCTTTGGTTTCTCCGCCGCCCGAACCAATGATTTCGGTGATTGGGATCTCGAAATCCTCCAGCACCCCTTCGAGTTCGCCGAGGGCGGACGGAAAATCCCGGTCGAGTATCGCGACCGCGTGAGATTCGAAGACGATCTCAAAACCCTTGTCTTTCAACTTGTCGAGCATTGTCCCTGCACTGGACAGCGAGAATTCGCCAACCTCACGAGCGTAACACGCGAGTCTCTGACGCCACAAAAATGGCGCGTCATCTGATGTGATTTATGACACGTCCGAACGGCATCCAATCCTTCCTGTGGACCCTAATATTCCCTCCCAGCCCGCGACAAACTGCTTACTCCTTGCATCGGTCTGTATCATTTTGTATTATTTATTATCAGGAGAACACAGTATGCCATCGAAGGCCCAGATTGCCCGCGATATGCGGCTGGATAAACGCCTCACGCAGGAAGAGGTCGCAGAACAAATGGGCATTAGCCAAGCATCGTACTCAGCGATTGAGCGAGGAGAAAAGCCACGCGGGGTAGATGAGGCCATGTTGACAATCAACCGAATGCGCACTCGAACGGATCGGACGGATGGCGGTTCCGAAAAGACGGGCCGATTGAAGGAGTGATACTTCGCGCCTTGCTTCACAAGGGCGAGCGATCACCGCGCAACTCCGGCAGAGATGATCGGAGTTGTGCAACGGCGGGGAGTTGCGACCGAATCACGCCGTCACCTTCGCGATGATTGAGAATATCGCCTCCAGGAGGCCTCGGTCGGTAGAGCCGGCGTCGTTTAGGACATTCAGCTCAGCCGCAACGTCGGCGCTGCCGTAATACCGAGGAAGATCTGCGCTCACTACACCAAGTATCTGTGAGGCCATCCATCCCGACGCACCGATCGGGATCGGAACGCGCCCAAACTTTGCGGCCAACGCGAATTCCTCAAGCACCCCAGGGGCAGGCTCCGGCCCACTCGCACCTTCGCGATTTCCGCTGATGAATACTACGAAGCCGGCGGCTCGGACGAGTTGCTCACGGTGTGAAGTATAGAACGCCGCCCGGTCCGTCCCATGTGGTAGATTTTGCGGGAAGGGCATCAACATCGCCTTGTCGGGTGGGCTTAGGTTGGAATGAATCTCGCTGAGAGCGCCATAAGCCACTGAGCTTCCTATACCCAGCCCGTAGCCGGAAATGAGTCGGAATCCCCGCCGCACGAATTCGGCACCTAACTGCCGGGAGAATTCTTCGACACGAGCCTGCCCCAGAGGAGCGAAATCCGCTGCGCTACCCGAGACCAAAATGTCCTTCGAATGGGCCAGCCGATCCAGAGATTGGAGCACCTCTGTGATTTCACTATAGCTGTCGATCATTACGGCTTGTATGTGATAACGTCGGAGATCGGCGATGCGAAGATCAAGTTTCCGTTTCTCATACTCGTAATCAGCCATCGCGGCGGGGGTGGCCCCAGGTGCGGGAGCACTAGGCCATTTCATTATGCAGTAATGGTCCCGCTGGTGTTCCCTAAGAAGCCCGCGAACTCGTGCAAGGATGTAGTCGATGTTCGGATCGGTGAAGCTAAACCCCAAAAATAGAAACGTGCGCTCGATCAATTCGGCTTGAAGAACGGTTGAGAACGCGCCGCGCCTTTCGTTGTAGGTCTCGTAGTCGTCCTTCGTTAATATCGCTTCTTGGGGCTGTGACCGATCCCCGTGCATCTTGTATAGAATGGCGTCTCTGTGAGGCATCGTCTGCGCCAAGTTAGCTGGCGTTGTCTTTACGTCGAGTCGCTTCCGAGCCGCGCGATATGCCTCCTCGATTAGCCCATCGTAGTTGGTTGTCCAAATCGAATCAGCCGGGAGGGAGGCGATTAGTCGATGATTTTCACCGAGTACCGTGTCTTTATTGAACTCTTCAATCAAAACCTCGTTGATCCGTGCCCGACCGCCATGGCTGTTCTCGTGGTACTGAGCAAGCGCGAGCAAATCGGCTTCTCTTGACACGTCCAGGTTGAGGTCCCTAGCGATTCCTTCAAGCAGTCCCCGCCAATCCACGAACCCCTGCGCTCGGGACAGGCCAGCCCCAATGAAGAAGGCCGCGCCGCCTTCGATCAGGCTCGCGCTGAACCTGGCCAGAAATTGCGCTTTCGAGACTGGTGCCATTGCTGCCGCCTATTTATTACTCTCGCTGCTTGATCGCTGTCTCAACCCAGCTCGCCAGGTTGTTCTTGATTGTCGAGTACGTTTCGGAACTTCCCCAAAAGGAGGTGGGGTCATGGAGTTTGACGTAGTCGGAGAGTCTGCGATTTGTCGTCGGATGATAAACGTAATCAAAAGGGTTGGCCCCAGCGCTGGAGGTGTTTCCTTGGCGGTCTTTCAACCCGTGGATGCGTATTCCGACGACTCCCTTTCCCTCCGACCAAGCCCTCTCGATCTCGTAGTTGATCCACTTCCGATTCGCCGTACTTGCCCCCACGAGCACGACGGCACAGGTTCTCCCAAATATCTGGCCGTTGATCCAACGCTTGATGGCGACGTCCCCGCCCTTCTTAATCGCCTCCCAGTCATTGTCCGATACAGGGCAGTTATCTTCGAGGGCGTGCATATTTCTGACCTGGGACACACGCCAAGCATCAGCGAGGTAATGGAAGCTAAAGAAAACCCTGCGAGCCATCGAGCCCCTCCGGCTAGGGAATCTGTTGTGAAGATTGCGCTCCCTTGCCAATCGCAGCTTCAATCCTCAGTTGGAGTCGTTTTTGAAGTTCTTCGTCGCTATCATACTCGATGATGTTGTACTGACGCGCATCGAAGTGCACCTTATTCAAGTCGTCGCCTGAGCAAATCCAAATGACAGGACGCCCGAGCCCAAGCATAAAGCCCGCCTCAAAATAGGCGCCTGGGTTCTGCTGAGTTAGATCCACCACCAAGAATCTTGAAGACCTTAGTCGCGAGAGAATCTCGTCGTCTATGCGATTTAAATGCTCTACCTGATCCATGCGAAACGGAGTGTAATTGGAGGCTGAGATAGCCCGAGCGATGGCTTCGGCCACTGCAGCCCTTCCGGGGTCGAAGGACATGGCGATAAATACATTATTAGATTCAGCTCCGGTCCTTGCTCGGCGAGTTAGATCCGACCAGCCTGCGGTTGTGAGGCGAGAGGCTTGGCCACTCCCGTCCAGAATCTCTCCCTGAAGTTCGACCAGCTTTTGCTGTCCGAGAGACTCAAGAAGGAAGCTCGCCTCTTCGGAGTCTCTTGCGCAGACGATACTGCAGTCGTTGGCGAAGTCGAAGAAGGCGCTTTTCCCCGGACTCTTCGAACGCTTGGCCAAGAACGCCAGGAGTAAACCTAGTTTGTCTTCAACGGAAGGGTCAACGGTGTTGAGGAGCGGGAGCACCTCTATCCTGAGATGGACGGGGAGATCTGCTAGGTCCGAGATTCGCTCGGCTGCGCTCCGAAATGCCCAACTCATTCGGTACCTGAACTCGTGCAAGGGACTGTGTGGCTTGGGCATCTCCCAAGTGAACTCCTCAGAGATCCTGTACGCACCGCAGCGCCTGCATATTATCTGGAATACATCGCGATCCGGCATGCGGCTGGACATGGCCTGCTGGTCGCATACGAAGCAGTTGCCCTTCGCACTGTCCTCTTGAAATCGCTCGTACATGGCGTCCCATTTTAGCAGCGCCCCTGTCGACCTATAGAACCGAGTATCCGGCCCCAACCAGGCTGGGGCGGGCCACCCTCGACCCACAGTGAGCAATCGCTGGCGGCCAACGCCCTCAATCTATGAGGGACAGTTGGCGATCGTCGAAGACCCTGGTGGAGATGGTCTGCCAGATCCAGGCATCGAAATCGCGGCGCGGCATTCCGAGAAGGTCTGCTGCATAGGAAACAACCGATTTCAGTCGATCATAATTGCTGATCGGCACGCCGGCCTCATTTGCGAAAGTCCTTACATGTCGATCAACTGCAATGCAGTCAACGCCCACAAGACAGCAAAGGTAATCGCAGGTCTTCGGACCGACGCCGTGCACGCCAAGGAGAAGCTCGCGAGATCCGTTCCGGCTTAGCCAGACCTTGAGTTCGAAAGTCGTGCCAATTCTCTGCATCCCAAGAAGCCGGATAAGCGACACGAAGCGGGACATCTTTACTGGGTGGTTCCATTGCAGGAAGTCAGCGGCCCCTCTCTGCTCGAGGACCTCTATGAGTCCGGGCAGAGTCGCAGCCTCGGGGAATTCGGAGTGAATTCGATTGACGCGCATGCGCACCACTGTCCGATAGCTCACGCCGGCCTGTAAAACCGCGTCAGCTAGAACCGCGCCTAGATGGTGAGAAGCTGTCCGTGAGACGGTGGGCGCCGACTGCACCCCGAGCCTGTCGGCATGGTCTGCGATTTGACGCGCGAATGTGAGTTCTTCGAGAACGGTTGAGGGTGTCATCAAATCAGAGTCCGTTGGCTGCAATAGCATTCAGTCGCTCGACACAATTGGGACACGCCCCGCAAGGAGTGTCACTAAGTAGCTGACAGGAGTAGGTGACACCCACGTTCACGCCCAGGCGTATCGCCTCCGCTACGACTTGCGACTTTGACCAATAGCGGAAAGGCATGTGGAAACGGACTGCACCTACGTTTTCGGCCAGAGCGTCAAGGCTGTTTAGAAACCCTGATGAGCAGTCCAGTTCTTTCGCGTGATTGCTATTGATGAAGCCGCTGTACACGTCGCTAAGGCCTCGTGATTGTGCGCATGCGGCCCCGATTGAAAAGAATAGTAGAGTGCGGTACGGGATGTATAGGTCCTGGTCTGCAACGCTCTCGCGCCAAAGGTCCGGCTCGACGATGAGGCGCGACTTTGACCCTCGGAATATACCGGACACATCGATTCGCTCGGGGGCTCCCACTCCCTCAGCTGGTAGCACCAGTTTGAGGGTCTGCCACTCCGTCTCGACACAGTGCTGACCGTAGTCAAGAAATATGGGGACTAACTGGACGCTGCGTTCGCGTAGCCAATGGGCGAGCGTCGTCGAATCGAGACCGCCCGAACAGAGCAGTATGGCCGTGGTCATTGTGGCTCAGCTCCCGAAAGAATACCAAAGACGGCGTTTAAACAACTGTCGAGATCTTCCGAATAATGCCGCGCCCCCGCCATCACCATAGTGTTTTTGTTTTCGACGACGGGATCGTAGACAACGACCGGTATCCCGGCCTCAATCGCAATCCCGACCTCAACTAATGACCCGGGGTCTCGACCTGTGGGCACGGCAAAGACCAACGAGCATTGTTTCAGCAAATCATAATCCGCGTCATAAGTGCCTTGTAGCACCGCAGGATTCGAATCCGCCGGAAGTTCACCATTCTCTAACACGGGCCTGCGAACAATGAAATTGTGATAGGTGAGAGAGGCAATCGCCCTCTCAATGGCCCTCCGATCAGCATAGCTAAAGTCAGGCGCCGCGAGATAAATTGGGTATTCGCGCCGCCTCTCCCATGGCAGAAAGACACCCCAGAGCTGCCGCATGTCCTCGACAGTCAGTTTCATGTCTCGTTTGACGTAGGTCTTGAAAAGGTCGGGATCAGTTGTCTGGGAATAGGCTGCCGCAGCATATGTCGCACGCCAACCAGCCTCAACCGAGCCGTATTCCAATTTCGCGACATACGCTGCAGCGAAGACATCACCTACGCCAACTGAATTGGCAGTCGTGCCCAACTGCGCGGGAAGCGCCTCGGTCTTCATTTGGGCATCGACGATCATCCTCGTACCGCCACGGTTCTCCTTCAGGATGAGCGTGGAAGGGGCACATGCTTCAAAAGCCTCCCACAATCCACGGAGACCGCCTTCGCCGAGTGACCTGAACAGCGGGGACGACGTTGAAATTAGGATGGTCTGAACTGCCTGCGGTAGCTTGGCGAGCGTGGCGGGATTGTCGAGATCGTAGGCAACGTCCAAGTGAACCAGAGCGCTGGATGGCAGCATTTGGCAGACCTTTTCGAGGTCGTAGCTGCCTGGGAAAATCAAGATGTCTCCATATAACTCATTCGAGAGGTCGCGCTCGATCAACTCGATGCCCTTTTCGTCGCGCAACAGTGTCTCGTATCCCTGGTCGGCGACTTCTGTCGGATCAGAGATTACGGTGACATTCGGCGCACCCGTTACTTGGCCCAACACATAAAAATCAACGCATCCAAGCGCCCGAAAGTATTTGCGCGCAGAGTCTTCCAGATAACTTGGCAAAATCACCGCGGCGCTAAATGGCGTATCGAGGGCCCAAAAGCCTCGCGCAGCATGCGCTACGCCTCCCAGCCGCAGTTTGTTCTCTCTGCCAGGTCGCGTCAGCGTGAAATCAACGATGATTTCACCCACCAAGAGTGGGATCGATTTTTTGTTACTCATTGTGGGGGTGTTGCGGCGAAATCAACTGAGATACTTGCGACTGGGGGGCCGCTTCGGACCTGTTGAACCGTACCAATGTAGGTCCATCCCTCGTTCATGCAGGAGGCGAGGAAATTGAATGAGGTCGGAAGGTTTCCTATTCCCTCTCCATCCGTCGTCTGGACCACCAGGCGCTTACGCTTCACAAGTTCTACCCTCGTGCCCTTCGGTGGCAAGTTCGCGTGCGCTCGATAATAGTCGGAAAGCTCTACGTCTTCCAGACGTGCGTTAAAGGCCCTGGCGCACCGGTCCTCTACCGATGGGCCAATGCCGCCGCCTTGCCCGCCTGGTTTGGCTGCGGGTGACGAGCCAGGATAATCACTTATCCGTCCCGATCCGGTACTTCCCATGGATTCTCCTGTTGGTGGCGCAGCAACACAAGTAGCACGGCGCCCTGGATTATGTCCATCGTTATTCGGCTGACTGTGCAAAAGTTAGCACATATTGCGACGTCCGTGAATCCACGTTTGGACGTCTCAGCCAACGTCCGGCGCGAGCCCATTCGTTTGCCCAATTCCCATCATTTTGATATACACCTGTAGGTGTACTACACTCGTCGATTGAGATTATCCCGAAAGTGAGGAGACGAAGAAATGACCCCGGCAGCGGCGGGAATGACGAGGGAAACCATAACAGGAGGGGCATTTGCATCGATGGCAAGTGCAGCGGTCCACGAAACGACAAACAAGAGCGTTACGCGCTTACGCGACCTCCGGCTCAGCGCACGCGACCAATTTATGATCGACCCTCGCATCATCGTTGTGGAGGACGGTCACAACCCTCGGGATTACAACATCCCCGAAAACCGCGCCCACCTGGACGATCTCAAGGCGTCCATTCGAGAGAACGGGACCATTTCGCCCCTTTGGGTCCGCTACGATGCCGAGCGCAGAGCAGCCGTCCTGGTTGACGGCGAGTGCAGACTCCGGGCGAACCTGGAACTCATCGCGGATGGCGTCGAGATTGAAGCCGTTCCGTGCATCCAGGTTCCGGGCGGGAATGAGCCGGACCGTCTCCTGCTCGCGGTCGTGGCGAACCAGAACAAGCCCCTTTCAGAGTTGGAACTCGGCGGCGCGTTCCGCAAGTTGTTCAACTTCGGATGGGCAATCGACAAGATCGCAAAGAAGTCCGGCCAATCCGTCGCGTTCATAAACCGCTCTCTCGAACTGGCGGACGCCCCCCAGGCGGTGCAAGAGATGGTGAAGCAGCAGGAAGTCACCCCGGCGCTTGCAATCTCTGAGGTCCGCAAGAACGGTGCAAAGGCGGTCGAAACGCTCAAGGCAAAGGCAACCGAGGCGAAGGCAAAGGGACACAAAACGGCAACAAGACAGCGCGGGGCTCAACCCACGGTCATCAACCTTGCTCCGATGTTTCGCAAACTTCTCAAGGACGTGACTCCGGCAGAACTGGAGAACCCGGACAACGAATGGATTAGCGTTTCGCGTGAGAAGCTGCTCGCCATCGCTCGTCAAGTCAACTCCTAGACCAGTTCCAGGGACGCGGTGCCACGCCCCTCTCCATCGGATGAAGGACAGTCGATAGAAAGATCATGCAAGAGTTCAAGCGCAACGTCCTGGCATTCCTTTTCATGCTCTCGCTACTCGTGACGCTGTTCTTCGTCTTTGACGGGTCGGTTGATGGCATCCTTTACGGCCATTGGCCCGAGATCGACGATCACCCGACCAATTGGCTGGATACGACACTCCATCCTTGAGGAGTCACGGAAGGTGAACGATGCAAGAGACGGTCACGAAATGCGATGTCTGCAAGAAACCAAGGCGGGAAGCGAACCACTGGTGGCGTGGCCGCGTTGCGGTCCAGCGTTTCCAGGTTCCGGCAGTCATCATCATTCCGGCAACCGCGAAGGGACGCTCTCCTGAAGACGCGGACCTCTGCGGTCGCGAGTGTTGCCACAAGTGGACAGACGCGCAGTTGGACAGGATCTCGAACGAACGCGGCCACTGAGGCGATATCTCCGTCACAGCGTCACGTCCCCGCCTCTTCAGCCGTACCGCTGTTCACCCGGGAGTAAATGACGGGTAGGCCACAAACCATCCGAAACCACCTCTATTGCTTCCATGTGCTCCGCACTCGACGTGACAAGCATCACAGATTCTCACGGTACAAAGGCACATGATTCACTTTGCACGTATGAGACGCATCACCCAATTCGTGGCCCTAATGATGGCTCTGCTCCTCGCCAGTCAATCGGCATTCGCAGACTCCCCCTGCGGCCACAGGTTGCGCTCGGGCAGTGACCACGATTCCACGTGCTGCGCTCCCAACGAAATCATCGGCAACCAGCCATCAGACTGCCACAGCCCGATGCGCTCCACCTCGTTTGCCTCCGAGTGCAGAGAGTGTAACTGCAGCGTAGCGACCAGCCAGGTCGCGACACAGCCCACCGCCTCGCCCGAGTCCAAGGCTTACCGAGCCGCCACGCTCGTCGCGATCGCACAGCTTCCGGCTCTTGCTCCCATCACACTACCCGTCGAACTCTTTGGATGCGCATCCCCCTCCGGACCCGCCAAACACCTGCTCGGCCACGTCTTCAGAATCTAAATCTCCACGTGCATTCAGCAACCAAAGCAGTCACCGGTTCGCACCTGAACCGTGGCTCCGTTTTGCCTTTCAACCTGAATCGCCAAGGAGACTCCAATGAAGCGCACGATCACAATTCTCTCGATAGCACTTGCCCTCACCGTCGCAGCCTTTGCACAAGCAGCGCCTGCAGAGCAGCCCAAGCCGGAGCATCTCAGCAAACAGCAACTCAACACCTTGATTGCCACCGCCAAGACGCCCGCCGAGCATCAGCGAATCGCTGACTACTATGCGGCCAACGCGCAGGACTATCGTGTCCAGGCACAAGAGCACGAAGACATGATTGCGGCCTACAAATCGAACACAACCTTGTCCAACGATAAGTACCGAACCAGCACTATCGGCCATTGCGAGTACTTCGTCAAGACGCTCAAGGACCTCGCCGTCAAGAGCGATGAACTTGCAAAGCTCCACAAACAGATGGCCCAGGAATCCGGTCAAAAGTAAGAGCAACGGACGCTCGCTGGACCCGGCGGGAACTTCCTCCGGGTCCGCAATCTCTCACTTGAAGAAGATCTGGCGCTTCGATCACGGATGTCCGTGTGCAGAAGGACCCGCCAGTTTTGAACTTGTGAGTGAATCACCGTCTATTCGGAAATTACTACTTAATTAACATTATGCGACCTATAGAGCGCCGCAAGTATGGACCGCTGCGGTCCATCTTGTGTCATGTCGCGACTTCATCCTACCGTCGCGAACATGGCAAGGATTGACGGCGGAATCACCTTAGACCAAGCGCAAGAACAACTGGGGCTTGCGATTGCTGCACTTGCAGCGGCGCGTCAACAACAGAGTTTCGCCGTCACCTCGCCATCTGGCGGAAGATCGGGAGCGCGGGCGCAACTCGACCAGTTGCTCAATGACGTAAAGTTCTGGCGGCAGGAAGTTGCACGTCTCCAGCGCGGAAGCAGCGGACCCACGATTCGTTTGGGGGTTGCACTGTGAAGCTGATTCCCAACCTCATCGACCGGGTAATCACGTTTGTAAGCCCTCGCAGCGGCCTCCGCCGTCTCGCGGCGCGGGAGATGTTGGCGACGTATGGCTCATACGTCGGAGCCCGCGCAGATCGTCGCGAAACGGCGGGATGGTTGCCAAGGAACGGGGACGCGGACGCGGACTCTCTCCTGGACCTTCGCATCCTGCGAGCGCGGAGCCGCGACCTCATGCGGAACGCGCCTCTCGCATCGGGCGCGGTCTCGACGGTCGTGGAGAATGCAGCGGGAACGGGCCTCGCTCTCCAGCCAACCCCGGACATCAAGGCGCTGGGATGGACGGAGCAACAGGGCGAAGACTTCGTCAACCAAGTTGAGTCGGAGTTCGGACTGTGGGCTGACTCGAAGGACTGCGACATCACGCGGACGCAGAACTTCTATGAACTGCAGAGTCTCGTTCTCCGCTCGACGCTCGAATCCGGCGACACCGTGACGTTGCTCCCGTTCGTGAGCCGTCCGGGAATCAATCCGTACCAACTCCGCCTCCAGGTCATCGAAGCAGACCGTCTCGCGAATCCGAAGGGAGTTCGCGACGGGCAGACTCTCGATAGCGGCAACCGCGTTTATGGCGGCGTCGAGGTGGACGCGGGCGGCGCTCCAGTTGCGTACAACATCCTCCAGCGGCATCCGGGCGCGATGGTTCTCAGCCCGGACCCGTGGGCCCTCGACCGCATCGAGGGATTCGGCGGGAGTGGACGGCGCAATCTGATTCACCTTTTCGAGCGCAAGCGCCCCGACCAGAAGCGCGGCATCCCTTATCTCGCCCCGGTCATCGAGCGCATCAAGCAACTCGACAAGTACACCGAGGCGGAAATCCAGGCGGCGGTAATCTCCGCCATGTTTACCGTTTTCATCAAGACCGATCTTGGCGAAGACGGCCCCGGCATGATGGACGCCAAGCAAGTCTCCGATGCGGAGAAGCATTACCAACTCGGGACGGGCGCAATCGTCGGGTTGGCGCAGGGTCAAGAGGTCCAGATTGCAGACCCGAAGCGGCCCAACACCGCGTTCGACCCGTTTGTCATGGCGATGCTTCGGCAGATCGGCGTCGCGTTGGAGTTGCCGTTTGAAATCCTCGTCAAGCACTTCACCGCGAGTTACAGCGCGGCGCGGGCGGCGATGCTCGAAGCCTGGAAGTTCTATCGCGGGCGGCGGGCGTTCATGGCGACCAACTGGTGCCAACTCATCTACGAGGCTTGGATGTGGGAAGCGGCGGCGATGGGGCGCATCAACGCTCCGGGATTCTTCACCAACCCCCTCTTGCGTCGCGCCTATCTCCTGGCCGACTGGGTTGGAGATGCGCCCGGACAACTCGATCCACAGAAGGAAGCGGACGCGGCTCTTACCCGCGTCAACGGCGGACTCTCGAATCTCAAGATCGAGACCATGGAACTCACGGGCAAGCGTTGGGATGACGTTCACAAACAGCGCGTCAAGGAACACGAGATGCGCGTCGAGGGCGGATTGGAAGCGGCGGTCCCAGGCGTTCAGCGAATTAACAAATCCGTGGTCCCATCGACTGACGGCGGCGACCAGGAGAAACCGGAGAACGCGCAATGAATGTTTTGGAAATGCTCAAATCGCCGTGGGCCATCCAGCCCGAAACGCTGACTGAGATGTGCGCCATCTACGCGGCCCATCGCAATGGCGAGTCTTTCGACATCAAGGCAGTAGAGGCGGCGCTCGGGCGTACCCTCTCGAACGAGCCGAAGCCGTACTCCGTGCAGGACGGCGTGGCGCTCATTCCGGTTGAGGGCGTTCTCTCGAAACGCATGTCCCTCTTCGCGCAAATCTGCGGAGGGATGAGTTACACGTCCCTGCAACAAGACCTTGCGACGGCGCTGAACGACCCTGATGTCTCGGGAATCATTCTCACCATCGACTCTCCAGGCGGCGCGGTCGATGGCGTCGAAGCGGCGGGAAACGCGATATTCGCGGCGCGGTCGCAGAAACCCATCGTCGCTTATGTCGATGGCAAGGCGACGAGCGCGGCCTATTGGCTTGGATCTTCCGCGTCGCAAATGTACATCGGGTCCGGTACGGACCAGGTCGGTTCCATCGGCGTCATCACTCAGCACATCGACACGTC